ATTTTCACTTCTTTCTTAGAAATTGATTGTCGTATCGCCAGTAGTGCTTGCTATTATCATTCTTAAGGCTTTTACCCCTTTCATAGTCTGTCTGCCAGCATTTCTGACACAACTGTCCTTGCGGTCTGTCAATAGGTTCTCCACAACGATAGCACAAGTGATTTTCTTTGCGATATTCTTTTATATTTTGCCTATTTTCAGTTCTTTTTCTGTGGATAGCATTATCTTTACTCTGACATATAAAACACTTTGCTTTACCCTTAACAGCTTTAGCCTTGCCACATCTAACACATATGCCAGCTTTTCTACGTTCAGCATATAAGTTTTTTGAATATTGTTTAAACGCTTCGTTATTTTCTCTTCTCTTATCATCACTTAATGGGTGATTAGCTCTATATTCAGCTTTGTTAGCCAAACATTCCGGACATATCTTTTCATCACCCACAAGTTTATTTTTGCGACATTCCGGGCAAATTTTAAACTGCCTGCAAAGTTCTCTAGTTTCTCTACTGTAAGTCGTTTGCTTCTCCCTACATTCTTCACAATAAAAGCCTTTTCTATCAAGCGGCTTGCCGCATTTAGGGCACAATCCATTCTCTCGGCGGTAATTATATAATTTCTTCTGCGGACTAATTGGCGTTGTCTCCATTGAAAATCAACCTCTCATTCTGTCAATTCTATCTTGTACCTCTCTAGGTGCTTCAATATAGCTCTCTGAATCTTCTTTTTGAGCGATAAGGTTGCTATTTTTGTCATTAAGTGTATTTATATCTCTTTGGAATTTTTGCTCGATTTGAGCCTTATACGAATTCGCATTCGCCTTTTCGATAAGTGACTTAATGTTATCCGGCATACGATTTATTTCATTCGCACGCTTAACAACTGTTTCATAGGTTCTTAGAAAATTTGATTGTATTACTGTTTCTATCGTCTGATAATCTGATGTCGCCCAGTTTTTAAGGTTATCCGGCATACCAACCGCCTGTTTTACAAGTGGTGGCAGCTTGTTAAATTCTTCAACCGCCCCATATGTGCCATTCCTTAATGCTTTACTGACTAATCCCCAAGCTGCCATTCCGTCAAGTTCCTGTGGCTGTGATATAGTTTGTATCTTACTCATTATCTGCCCTACATCTGGTGCAAAACCGCTAGTATTAGTTGTAATGCAAGCTCTTAACGCCTGTAAAACTAATTCTTCTGGATATTCAGCAAACATTTCATACCAAGCATTAAGAGTAATTTCTTTATCTGGTGGATTGTAGTTAGGATAATAAGCTTGTATCGTCATCAGAAGTTTTCCGACCTGTTCCCTTGTCATTTCATTGCCTCCATCCATTCATCAAATACATTTTTCTTGCCTTGTTGTTTATTAGAATTATCTTCTTTCAATTCAAACAGTCCTTGCCAGCAATGGTCTACTGATTGATTAAGAATTTTAACAGCTAAGTCATTATCTCCGCCCGATAGCTTTTCAAGAGTGTTCATAGCCCTATGTAATGCCTTGTCGGTACATATAGGTTTTTTAATTCTCTTACGCATTGTCACATACTCATTAAATGCTTCATCAAGTAATTCATCATCTGGGTAATAACTTTTCTTTTTGGATATTACGTTAGTAATATCTTTTTCTTTTATATTCTTATCATTCTTTAATTCTTTATCATTATTACATTCTTTACATTCTTGTATGTGTTCCGTCACTGTTTCCGTTGGCGTTTCCGTAAGTGTTCTATTAGTGTTTCCACTACTGTTTCCGTTGGTGTGTTCGTCAGTGTTTCCGTTACTGTTTTCTGAAAACTGGAAAACACTATAATTTACTATGGTTAGAAGTGTTCTATTATCATTGCTTTCTTTTTGCACCATATTTTCATTTTCTAGCATTTTTAAAAAACGATATGTTCTATTTACACTCCAATTCCATTTCACCGATAACTGTCGGACAGATGTTAAAATCTGCCCCCTTGTTATTGTAATTATTTCTCCATTGAATAATAGTTTTGTATCTGAATGGTTAGCGGTAAGCAATAAATCAACCCAAGCTGAACGCTTGTCAAATGGTTCATTTGCTTGCCATATCCAACAATCCAGTAGTTGCCTATGCAATTTTATCCAACCTTTATTCATAGTCTACCTCTTCAAGTTCTGCCCCATTCCGCTTCATTACCGCCGTCAAACCAATTAAATACCATATGTCCTGTACCTCTGATATTCTTTCCGTTTTCATCAATCTGCAAGCCATTTCTGAATTTCGGTAACTTATTTCGGTATAATACAAGTGCATATTCCGTAGCACCTACGATACGCATATTAGCTTTAAGTACCTGTGGACTGTAATTTTTACAGAATACAAGCGGTATGTAATTAACGAATCCGTGTTTCTTTGCCGCCGCAATCAATGTTGATAACTGCTCAAATGCGCAAAATACAATCATACAAGGGCTATTACTACTTCTCCCCCTTGCGATAGGTTTTGTATCTTCTTTCTTCAACATCTTTGAACAAAAATGGAAGTATTCATACAAATTAAAGTTAAAATCCGAATTGAAAGCCGCCTTTTTCGCAAGTTTGCTCTCGCCATTCTTGTTATCGCCACCGTTATACCACATTGGGTTACTTCCATAGAAGTTAGTTCCTACATTATAAGGAACATCAGCTATGATAAGTTGTGCTGGCGGTATTGCATATTTCTTGTAATTCTGCATTGAATCACGATATATCTCACATTTAATCTTCTTTTTATACATTCTAAATCTACCAAAAGGAAACCTCGGTTTTATGTGCGCACAACCTATTCCTTTCTTTGATTTTTAGTTAGTTATCTTCTTTTCTCTTAAAATCTTCACAAGACACTGTTTTACTGCAAGCGTAAAAATCTGCCCCAAGCGGATTTCTTGTTCTCAAATAGCCAAACTCACAAATGCCACAAAAGCGACTTCCCTCATTGCTTTTACAATCGTTAGGCTGTTCTTTTGTTATTTCATCAACTTTCATCTGCAATCTTTCATTTTCATTGGAAAGAGTTTCTATTCGGTCCATAAGCCAAGAATAATCTTTACTGCTCAAAATTCTCATTCTGAATCACCCACTTTCAATAAATCCATGAACTTCTCGTACTGTTTCTGTGACACCTTATTATGCTCTTTTTCTGGCTTTAAGCGGATTATAAGGTGTTTTTCTGCGATAGATGATAATTCCCTCGCTAACACCTTTTTTCCTTGATGTATGCCTTGCATATAGCCTTTAGGTGCTTTTCTCACGCCTATTGAACCGCTAGCACGATTTTCTCCTTGACCGCCTAAACTGACATTCCTAAGCTGATAACCTTTATCAGCATATAGCTTGATGTAATACTTCTCCTTTTCGTCAAGCTGACTTTCGGGGAAATTCAGAAATTCAACTCGCCAACCATAAGGATTTTTCTCTTTGTCGTACAGCTTATGCTTGCGTAAGCTAAGGTCTATGTGCTGTTCATATCCTACAAGGTGGCTTGCCAATCTGCTAAGTGTATGTACTGCCTGTCCGACATAAGCGTACTTAAATCCGTTTTCATCTTCTCGGAGTAGGAAGTAAATCCCACTCCTGTCATTCAGCTTTGGGTTCAACTTCAACAGTCGCTTTTTATTTTCCTGTTCAATCGCCTTGGCTCTCGCTATGTTCTGATAACTCAATCACTATCACTCCAATCTAACTTCTGACCGCAATTATCACAATATTTCTGCTTGTCAAGTAAGCCCTTACCATTGCAACAAGGACATAAAGCAAATTTCTTATCTTCTGTAAAATCTGGTTTCCTCGATATCTGCTTTTCAAGTGCCTGTATTGCCATATTCAATGCTTCATTCATATATATGTATGGTTGAAAATTTGGTGTATTTCTGCATTCTTTAATTCTTTTAATTGCTTCACTTTCTGTCATACTCGCACCTCTTTAATTGAATGGTAATCCCTCGTCAGCTACGCCATCCGGAATTGACATAAAGCTGTCTGAATTAGCATTGCCGCCCATAATTCCATTGTTATTATTATTCTGCTGATTAGCACGACTTTCGCAAAATTCGTGTCTTTCAACAACGCAATCATTGGTGTAGACTTTCTGTCCGTCTTTGTTGGTATAGTTGCCTGTCTGCCATCTACCCTCAACGATAATCTTAGTTCCCTGATGAAGATACTTCTCCGCAAACTCTCCATTCTTGCCAAACGCAATGCAGTTAATAAAGTCTGCTGCCTGTTCGCCATCTTTCTTGAAAGCTCTGTCAACAGCTAATGTATACCTTGCTACTGCCATACTTCCGTTTACTGTCTGTGAATATCTAACATCAGCATCCCTAACAACTCTCCCCGAAATTATCACTTTATTCATATTTTTTCCTCTTGCTTTCTGAAATTCGTTTTCTAGTTTCTTCACTTCTTTTTTGCCCTGTATGATGATATATTGTGTGTGCTGAATTTGTCATCATACATAAATTTTCAATTCTGTTATCATTTTTTATCCCGTTCAAATGATGTATGCAACAATTTCGTGGCACTTCTATTCCTGTGGCTTTTTCATAAACTAAGATATGTTCCATAACGTACCCGCCTTTATCTGCTCTTTTATGTTCCGGCATTAATATTTGTATATATTCTTTGCTTGTTCTCCTAACACCGCCATTCCAATTACTAGCATTTTTACCACTTTTAGCCTTTGACCTGTTCAAAAACTTAATTTCTTCATCTCTCTTTAAGTTAAGCGAATAAGCTTTTTTATAGATTGCCAAAAATGTTTTATTAGGAAATAAGGCAATTAATTCATCATTTGTTGAGCAAGAATATTTATCTTTTAATAAAAGGACTTCCTCCTCACTCCATTTGAAATTCATAGTCATTATCTCCTTTCTAAAAATGGCACTCATTAGGATTAGCAAGTAGCCATTCCTTGTTGCGCTCTGCAACATCTACATTCGCCCCATAAGCAACTTTTTTCATCTTCTCGATAAAACTATCTCTATCAGCATTTTCACTTGATAAATGGCACATTATGACGTTCTGCAAGCTATCTGAATAATTTGCCTTAACAAAATCACAAGCTGTGTCAATGGATAAGTGACCTCTGAAAACGTGATTAGCTTTGCCTGTATCCCTGTCGATTAAATCCTTGTCATAATTCACACCTAAGAGGATATGATTTATGCCTTTAAACTTCCATTTGACAACCTCGCAATCGGTAATGTAAAGCATTTTCCCCATTTCCTTGTGAGTAATCAGAAAGCCGTATATCGGGCAAGGTTCGCCATTTGCGTCTGTATGTGTCCAATTTCCGTCTATTGTCGTTAAGTCAAATGCCTGTATCTTAAGCCTATAATCGCCTATTATCATAGGCTTTAAACTTCTATATGGGGCAAATACTGGTATTCCCATAGCTTCAAAATCTTTTACCGACTTGCTGTGGTCAAGGTGCTTGTGGGTACATAATACACCCACAACATCCTTAATGTTCCAGTTTAAGCCTTTCTTAATCTCCTTAATCGGTATTCCACAATCAAGGATAAGTGTTTCTCCATTGTCTGAAGTTAGCAGATAGCAATTTCCAGCTGACGATGAGCCTAAGCATTTTAATCTCATACTCACACCTCGATTTCATCATCCTGTGGAAACTGAAAGCACTCCCTCGTTACCTCATTGAATTTTTCGTTGTTCAAAAGGCTCGCAACATCTTTAAAGGTGTCTGTGGTAGACATATGATGATAAAACTCATTATTTTCATATGATTTTCTCAACATTTCCATAACCTTTTCAGTCTTTTCTGTGGTGGAGTATCGTGCCAATTTTCTCCCGATATATACCCCACTAAATATACACATTATTTCTTTTTCATCTTGATACAAGACTACATTTTCGTATGGAACATCCATTGTTCCGTCCTGTGAAATTATTCTCATACTCAATCTCCTATTCTGTCTGCATAAATGGTGGCAATGTGCTATCTTCTGCCTGTTCTTCGGTTACTTCTGTAGCTGTACCCTCAATAATGTTGCTTTCTTCAAAATCAACGCTGTTTGCGTTCTGCTCAATATCATTTTCTGCTAACCTCTGTGGGTCAGTTTCAATCTCCATTCCGCTTAAGAAAGTATTCTGCTGTGTTGGATTCTCAAAATCTAACTCAATGTGCTTGCAAAGCCTGTGAAGTACAGTTTTCTTATACATCTCACCTGTGAAATTCTTCCAAGCTGGGCTATTGCTTGCCTTACTTGACTTTCTTGTGTTTTCAAGGTCTGCAAGGCTCATTGTGTCATACTGCATACCGCCATCGGCATATAAGCAAACAGCAAACGCACCGATTATTTTTCCGTCATTGAATGGTAATGGCTTAAAATCAAAAGCCTGTTCTCCACTTACAATCTTTTCCTCAAAACTGTCTCCCTCACGAACCAACTTTGCGTAAATGTCCTTAATTGGTCTAATAGAATACTTCTTTGCCAATTTCTTAGCACCTCTGTAATCTGTCTGATAGTTAAGCTGATTTCCATAAGGCACCAAGTAACACTCCTTTGAATAAAAATCTAAGCCAAGATAAGCGCCTTTCAAAAGACCAGCTGTAAGCTGCGACTGATTGTATTTCTGCAAAGCTGGATTATCATTGATGAGTGCTAATGCGTTCTGCACAAATCTTGCCTTGTTAAAATCCTTTGGAAGTGCTTCTGACACACTATCCAGTTTTTCAGTAAGTGCTAAACTGAATGTTTTCTTTTCTGCAACTACTGTATTCTCTGCCATAATTATTCCTCACTTTCTTCACTTAAAATCTGTCCGACAATCTGTCTTAATTCATCACTAACCCTATCTGCAGTCCAAAAATCCGTAGTATCAAATGCGTGAGCACAATCAAATCCAATGTACCACTTGTTTTTATCATCAATTTCAAGCGGACTAGGTGCTTCTTTGTTTGCATATGTGATACCGCCGTGGCAATCTATACTTGCTGTATTGATAGGCAACCTCTTAGAAACCTGCACATATCCACATCTGTAACAGCTGTCGCCCATATGCCGCATTATCACATAACAATTAAAGCCATTGAAATTGAATGAACGTTCTAATATAGAAGTCATATTATCCCTCCACAATCTCTAATTTCTCGCTATTATTAACAATCAGCATAATCAACTGGCTATCTACCATTTCAACAACTTTCTTCTGATTGTCCGTACTAAGGCTTTCAGAATCATCTAAAACAATAGGTACTGATATGCCACTAATCTTCTGAATTGAATTGCAAATATCAACTCTGCCTAAAATCCTGTTGCCCTTGTTGCTCATAGTTGTTAAAATGCTCTTTCCGTCAACAGTAGGTATGCAACAACTCTCGTAATTGCCATTCTTAGCATATTCAAACAACTGCCACTTAACTAACCCAAAATGTCTATTTACTGCTTCTGTCAAGGCTTCGTTCTTCGCTTTGTCTAATTCATCAAGTAAATCAATGATTTTCTCGGCATTAGTTTTATTTTGTTCGCTATCAATCCTTGTCTGCTTTAATTCTTCAAGTCGCTGTTCGTCTGCTGCCGTATCAGACTTTGCAATCTGGCTTTCACATTCTGCTAACTGCTGCCTTAAAACTGTTTCCTGTGCCTTTAATTCTGCCTTAACCGCCGAAATATCATTAGCTTTGTGCATAGCCTGTTCCTTTTCAACTATCTGCTGTTCAAGTTCCTTGTATTCTTCTGTAGCTGATACATCAATTTCCTGTGGAAATTCTGATAACTGCTTTTTAAGGTCTGCTAAATCAACTAAATGCTTTTCTAACTCCTGCTTTCTGTCGGTCAATTCCTGTTCAGCTTCAACTAACAATCCTTTTACTTCATCAAGCATTTTCTTAGCCGTGTTACCTTTATCAGTAATTCTGTTAAGTTCAGCTTCTTTGTGTGCCTTAAAATCTGCCCTTAATTTCTCTTTTTTATCCTCTGGGTATTCCTGTTTGCAATAAGGGCAAACAAGGCTATTCTCGTCAAATACACGTTCTTTTTCAGCTTTCCATTCGGCTCTGCTACCATCAAGCACTTTCTGATATTCAGCTATCTTGTCTTTATCAAAGTCAACAACATTTTCTGCATTACTGATTGATTTCTTACTATCCTCAATCACATAATTAAGGTTACTAATCTGTGATTCAAGATTTCTTCTGGCCTTAATATTGTCCTCATTGGCTTTGCGGCTCATATCACTAAGTTCAAACTTCAAGTTAAGAATATCCGAACTAGCCTTGTCATATTCAGCCATCAGCTTGTCATTATCGGTCTGCTTTGCCACACAATCGGCAATCTGTTCTTTCAGGCTGTTCTTCTGTAATTCAAGGTCAGAAACGTCAATAGCCTGTTTAAGCTGTATATCCCTTTCCTTTTCCTTAATTTGTCCGTCAAGAATAGGCAAATCCTTTGTAATCTTGGTCTTGGCAGCCTTATTCATAGCGGATAACTCTTCAACTGTATACTTATTAAGTAAAGGAACTAACTCGGCTAATTCGGCTTTCTGTGAAGCTATATCAAGGTCTGTAACATCTCCCACAAGACCGAATAAGTATTCTCTCATTTCTGCCGGCTTCTGATTAAGAAATGTGTTCACATTACTGCACATCTTAAATACATTCATATCAACATCAAGATACGCATTGAAATCCTTTAATGTCTTAGGCACATCATTGATGAAATACTTGTTATCATCCTTATAACGACTGCCGTCCTTACTGTAAGTACGCTTCTGTACTTTCTTCATAGTTACTTCTTTTCCGTCAACATCAAGTGTAAGCTCAACACTTGTATCCATATCATCAACGGACTTTCCGTCAACCTCTCGTCTAACAACCGGATTATCCTTTAGCTCATAATCACAGTTAAACAGACACCACAGATAAGCTGTGGCAATAGTTGACTTACCCTTGCCATTCTTAGCCATAATCTTTGTAATGGCATAAAAATCAAACTCTGCGTGTGCGTAACACATAAAGTTTTCAAGAACTACCTTTTTTAAAAATGCTCTTTCCATAAACATATCCTTTCCTTATTTATATATTCATAATGAACACATCATCTTCTATTGAGAAGTTATCAACTGTCTTATCCGCAAGATAATGCTGTCTGTCAAGTTCATCAAACGTGCCATCAAATATAACACCCTGAACTGGATGCCATACCTGACAACGCTTTTCATTGTCTGCTGCCATACTAGCTAATTCCGAAACTGTAATATCACTATTCATCAGCATTCTCCTTTTCCTCTATAATCTCAACTCTGCCTACTGATACCTCATAAGCTACTCTGTTTTCAATTTCATCTTCGCTTATCTTCTTCGCATAAGGTCTCGACTGAAACCTACCTGTCATTTCTATATGTGTTCCTACTGGCAAGTGACCGACAAACTTAGCTGTTCTGCCCCAAACTATGCAAGGTATATAGTCTGACTTGCCATATGCTCTGTTAACAGCTATGAGAACATCTGTTATTTCCCTTCCAAGTGGTGTTACCCTGTAAATAGGTTCTTTGCGGATAAAACCTCTAAGAACTACATTATTATCAAAAGATAGTTCTGTCTCATTTTCATATATCTCTATAATTTCAGTAAAGATAAAAAGCTCTAACTTACTTTTTTCTCCTATGTGCAGGTTATGACTTCTTACCTGTCCTGTAATCATCACGCAATCGCCTACTTTAATTTCTTTCATATCAATAATTCTGTCAGATATAACAACTGGCAGCGTATCAAAAGCTCCGCTAGTTCTTCTAACTGTTATAAAAGTCTTATAAAAGTCCTCTCCGTTTGATTCGTGATTGAAAACTGGCTCTTCTGCAACTAACCCAAAAACTGTAATATTGTTATCTCTCTCTTTCATCTTTAGTTCTCCTCTCTTTTTTCTACAAATCCAACAACTTTACCGCCGTCAATAACTGTATACATATCCTTTTTCTCGTACATATCAATACAATCCTGTACTGTTATTACTTTCTCGTTTACCTGTTTCATACTGTTCTTTCCTTTCTTTCGCTTTAATCTTTAATGTTGTAACTACAATACATATAGTTTCTAGTATCATTCCGACAACAACGCCCAACATAAAACCCTGTATCATAGCTTATATCTCTCTTTCATTATTGTAGGCAGTTCGTAGCAGTCGATATAATCGTGAGTGTCTGCTATGTACTTCTTTTTGAGTTCACTCAAACCACACCCGTATTCGTGCTTTAACTGCCCTAAAATATCTCTTGTAACTATGCTCCTTAATGGCTCACAATGTTTATTTCTTCCTAAGAGGTAACTTGTTCTTCTGCCAATGTGTGCCAGGATTTCAAGCTTTTCTACCTCATTAATCTGCTCTCTTTCGCCTTTTTCAGAAATAATAAATATCAATCTGCTAAAACTCCTTTCTAATTAATAAGCTGAAATATCATTTGCGCAATAAATAATATTGCTGATAACATCCATAAATATTCAGCTATTCTGCTATCTCTCTTTGCTTTCTTGTATGCTGCAATAGAGACTTCTAAATTGTTTCTTTCTGCAATCAGTTCCTCTACTGATATGCTATATTGTGGCGTTGCTTGTACTTCCTTTTCCATAAACTTCTCCTTATTTTAAAAATTGTGATATAATCCTCTTATCTTTTTATAGGAAAGAGGTGAAACCTTGAAAGACTTCAATGATTTTAAAAAGTTTGTCAATGAAAATAGTGCTAACATCCACTCTTCTATTCATCAAAAAGTTATGAAAAGTGTTAATAGCAATAACTTTGCTGATGAGGGTGAAAAGCACGAATTTATTAGACGTGCGTGGGTTGAAATTGGTGTTATGGAAATGCTGGAACATTACCATAACTGGCTTAGCAATCAGTAAGTGCTGATTTACCAGTTTCATACTCACTATGCTTATCTTCCTTGCTTGTCAGTTTCTTTAAGTTCTCATTCAGTTCTGCAAGCAAGGAATTTCTCTTTTTCTCAACTGCGATTAATTCTTTAATCAGTCTTTCCAACTCTTGCTCCTTTCTTAAAAACTCATACTTATCTGTGCATTAGCTTCTTTTACCTGTTCAGCAAGTGCCATAGGCAACGCATAATCATCTATAAACTTGTGTACATTATCAATGTACTTTCTTCTTATGCTCTTATATGTTGTCACACAGCCAAACTCACGCTTTAACTGCTTATATATGTCAGAATATACCGAACTGCGAATACTGCCGTTCTTATAGGCTTCGCTATCCTTGCCACCAAGTACAATTACGCCTTTTCTATTAACGTGCTGTTTGACCTCATCAATCTCACAGCCGTAAAGAGGTGTGTTATCCTTAAGCTCTGTCATATCTTCTTTGATAGAGTTAACAGCCTGTTCAAGTTCTGTATAGCCCTGTGCTAAAAGCTGTATCTGACCGCCGGTTGTCTTTGGCATACTATAACTGCCTGTTTTTCTGATTGACGGTAACACTTCACTTGTTACCCACTTACGAAACTTCCTCGCATTTTCTTTTCTGCTGTCAAGAATTACATCGTACAAACCGTCTTCATTGACAAATATGGTATTCTGTATTCTTCCAAGCGAATCTGGGATGGGGTAATTTGAAATTACCTCGTCAGTAAGCCTCTGCTTTACTCCCTTTGCTGTAAGCTCTAATATTCTGCATAAATCTCCAAGGCAGAATAAAGCTTCACCATCTTTAGTAATAGTTCGGATTTCTCCAAACTCTGAATTGCTAAAAATCTGTAAATCGTTCATATTACTCCTTTCTGTGGTTGTTTCTATCATCTGTGCTTTAATGGAATTTGCTGTACATCATTCAGAAATAATTGATTTTGTCAAAGATTTGGCAAAATAAAATGGCAAAAAATCTGAAACAGCAAAACAAATGTTGAAAGTACTAATGCAACGTCCGAAACAGATGGTTTTTTCATTCTTGCTCCTTTCTGCTTATTATCAAAATAATAAGTCAATTATCGTAAGTGAAATATTCAATATTGCAATAATAACAGCGATTATTGATGTTATTAATGCTATGTCACAAAGTCTTAATTTCTTCATTGATACCTCTTTACTTAATCCATTTTTCAACTGGGATTTTTGTTGCTTCTGCAATTTTTTGTACTGTGGTTAACGCCGGTAAAGAATTATTATCTTTCCACCTGCCTACAACTCCATTACCAAGACCACATTTTTTTTCAAATGCGTGTATTGACAAATTGTTTTCTTCGCAATAAGCGACAACATTTTGATAAAACATAGACTTCTCCTTTCTTTATTTAATAAAGATTTAGAGAAAAGCTTGACAATCTTTAGAGAAAGTTCTAATATATGAATTGTCGAGAAACATATTTTGAGAGCACTTCCCTTTAAGTTTATTTTTTAGGCTTTTCCCTAACCTTTAAACTTATTATATAGAGTGTTCTCTAATTTGTCAACACTTTTTTTAGGTGAAACTCTAAAAAATGGAGGAAAACACAAATGAACACGGTAGAAAGAGTAAAAGACCTATGCAAACAAAGGAAGATTTCAATACATAAATTAGAATTAGAATGTGGTTTTGCTAACGGATATATAGGTCAGTTGCGTAAAGGTACATTGCCAGATGATAGGTTGGGAAAAATTGCCGAATATTTAGGCGTATCAGCCGAATATTTAAGAACTGGCGAAGAAGAACAGCTTATTTTATCTGAACAAGCTGATTTGTGGATTAAAATTAGAAATGACAAAAGATTATTACACTCATTAAAAACATTTTTCGAGTTAAGTGACGAACAGCAAGAATATGTCCTCGGCTTAATTAATTTATTTAAAGGAGAGTCGTAATAAATGATTGAATCGAAGGATTTTTTAAAGACTATAGTAGAGAAAAGAGATAAAAATGGCAACACTAACTATGCCGACATTGCTAGTTGCCTTGGCATTGATATGATTTCAATGTTGCCATTTATGAGAGAGCTTAGTAATAAAGGTTACATCACCCAAACCCTTGAAGATGTAACTATTACTAAACTTGGGCTACTTGCTTATGATGAACTTTAATTAATACTCACGATTTATTAAATTGCGATAAAATCTTTTATTCTTTCAAGTGTACTAGTGCAACATTATGTTGCACTAGTTTTCTTTATATCTGCTATTATTTTATAGATATACTCTAATACTGCATTATCGTTGGTATTTTCTACCATTTCAATAATTTCCTTTTTGTAATCATTGTTATTCACATTCGCACTTCCCCTCTTTTACTATTGTGACGATGTAATTATTATAGAACACACGTTCTATCGTGTCAAGTGTAGCGGCGATATTGCCAACGCCAATCAAACAATATCGCCTGCCAGAACTTGAAAATGTTTAAGGGTCTTTTCTCAAAGACAAGTTTATTATACATTTATCGTTAGTATATTTCAAATACTTTCGGTCGTGTTATTTCGACTTTATTCGACAACTAACTGGAACTTATCGATTGCATTACCCATAACACCTGCATATCCGTCCATTCCGTTCGATGTTTCATCATCTATCTGCTCTGGATAGAAGTTGCGGTTGTTGAATACAGATACCATGTACTTAGCATACTTCCAAGGCTCGCCCTCTGGTGTATAGTAAATGATTTCTATTGCGTCAATCTCGTGCTTCTTGTCACCTGCATAGCCATTATCGTAATCGTCATAATTAAAGCCAGTAACATAAGGAAGCCAATCTCCGCCCTTTAAGTGAACTCTGTACTTAACTGAACCTCTGCTAACCTTGATAATAAGTGCTGTGATAGCTTTATTGTCGCCTGCACCAGCCCAATCTTCTCTATCTTCTACTTCACCCCACCATCTATCGGTATAAGCGGCGTATGTAGCATATACGTGTTCATCTGTGCTATCCTCTGTGTTATCTTCTTCGCTGTTATCTTCTGTATTATCTTCTTCATTATGAAAGCCATAGAATTCTGATAAGTCGCAAACTCCGTCTACACCGTCAATTCTTGCGCTAGAAGTATACTGCCAACCCACAAGGTTTCTAGCAACGCTAGGTTTCTTATCTTCGTTAGGGTCTGTATCAAGTGTCATTTCATCATATCCAAGATAATACCTTGCTATCCAATAGTCGCAGTTAAGAATTTCTTCGTCTGCATATGGGGCAATGTAACTGCCATACCACGCCATACCTGTATAGATACCAAATTCATAGCCAGCATCTTCTATTGTATGCTTATATGCCTTGATTATGTCAATAAGTTTATAGCCTAAGTTCTGCATACAAGTATCTTCTATGTCCATCCATATCTTGACTTTACGTCCGTTAAGTATTTCTAAGACACGCTTAGCCGCTGTTACTGCTGCTTCTACGTTAGGTGTGTAAACATAGTTGTAAACTCCACAAATATGTACGCCAGCTAACTGACACTTTTTCCAGTTGTTTTCAAACTGTTCATCTGCATTAAGGTCACGTCTGATAACCTTAAGAATGGCGTGTGTAAGTCCTGCCACACGCATTTTGTCAAAATCTAAGTTGCTACCATTCCAAGCCGAAAAATCTCCACACTTAATCATAACTAAAATGCCTCACTTTCTACTGTTCCTGTTACATCTGAACTAACTGTGTTATCTTCTGTGCTATATGTTGCCTTGTAAGTGTTTTTAACACCATCAAGAAAGCTCTTAAGCTCGCTGTCTAGTGCTGTATCATTCGCTAAGTATGCCGCAAAATCATTAAAGCTGGCTGACATACTAACTGTGCCGCTTTCGCTGATTGTAGCTGACAGATAAGCCACCTGTTTAAGTGTTCCGTCTGAATTTTGAACAGATAATGTTCCGTTCTTCTGAATTGATGAGTTGATGTCTAACATTGTGTTTTACCTCCTAATTTGCATTGAAAAAGGACATCCGAAGATGCCCTTAATTACTTAATTGCTTTTCCAATTTTTTAATACGCATATTCTGTGATTGTACAGTTGCAACTAAATCCGCTATTAATTCATCATAGCGTAATGCGTATCTTGCTGTTAGTTCTTTAGTTGTATTTTCGTTTTCGTCTGAGACTTGTGTTTCGTAGTTATCATTATTAATCTTTTTATCAATAAATAATCCCCAATCATTATCTTTCATAGTCTCTTTGACCTGCTGTGCAATAAATCCGTGATGATAGCGATTAGAAGTGCCATTAATCATTTTAAATTCGCAAGGTTTTAAATTATAGATAAATTCAGAAGACTCTTCCGAATCCAATAAATGAACATCTTTTTTTACATTCTCATCTGAATCAGAAGCAATTGTTCCATAAATCGACCCAAAACATCGCAAATCATATTTCACAAAAGCACTTCCGTACACAGATAGTTCGCAGTTCTCGTAGTGTCTGTCCTCTGTATTGGTAATTCTGACATTTTGTGTGTCTTTTCCCGAATTTGGATTATAGCAATATACTGTAAGTGTCGTTGGTTTTTTAATATTATCTTGGTAACCGCCATTCATCGAAATATTGGGCGAAAAAAACTCTAATGATTTGTTTAAATCGTCGTTTATTCTTATAACGAATTCATATTCCGTATTTTCTGTTTTCTCCTTAGTACAATTTATTCCGACAACATCTCCATAGTCTGCATTCAGTACTAAAGCTCTTCTTGCTTCATTATTGCTAGTATAGTATCTTGTAGTAGTTATCGAACCTACATAATTTTCGTAATCGTCAACCCAAGAATAAAATTTTATATAATTTTGGTCTATTGACATTCCTTTAATTCCATTATTTTGATATGTCGACAATATACCATTATCAATTGAGAAATTGCCAATTTGACCTTTAGAAGCATACATATATCCATCCGCACGAACGTACCAATTACCATAATATGCCCCATCTCTTTCTTCTTGGCAAGAAAATGCCCAAGCTTCGGAATTAGCGGGTGCCTGTATATAAGTTCTATATTTGCCATAATCTTTATAAATGGAAGACTTGCTGATGTCCCAGCCTCCAATCGTGCCAGATGAAAAATAGCCGCTTCCTGTAATTTGTGCGTTAGTTGCATACAGTTTACCAGTTTGACTTATATAAAAATTAGGACTTTTGTTGTATCCTTCGCCTTCAGTTCCGTGAAAAACTGAAAAAACATATGGTGTAACATCGCCAGGTATTTGTAATGCAATTTTAAATAAGTCATTATTCTGCTTAAATATTGTACTTATTGAATCCTTAGACACTTTCCAACCGCCAATATTTCCGCCGTTTGCAATCAAATTGCTACAAGTTATTGTTCCGTCTGCCGTAATGCTGGTATTCGTACTGCTTAACGTAAACCTGTTACCGCTTAAATTAAGGCCGCCCCTTGCAGTAATATTGATAGTATCTGCGATAGCTTCTATGGCACTCTTAAGCTCACCTGTTGCTGGGTCTTTCTTAATATAAGCGCTAAGGCTTGCAGTAGTAGCATAGCTTTTAAGGCTGTCATTAGTTGCATAGCTTTCAAGGTTTTTCTTAGTTGCATAAGTGCCAGATACTTCTAACTTAATGCTGTTACTTTCCGCTGTGATAGCTTGTGTAATAGCATTATTCATCTGTGTTGTTGTACTGTAATTATCAGCTATATTCTTTTGTGTCTGCGACAATGCCGTTGAGATTTTATTGAGATTAATCTTAAGACTAGCGTTTTGGCTAAGCATATAAGCTAATTGTGTGTTAGACACTTCTTTCCAAAACCAATCGCCATTATCATCTTTAGTCCAACGCCAAGTTTTTTGAGCTGTTTCATTGTACGCTATTGCTCCGTGATGTTTAGCATATTCATCATTGCTGTAAGTCCAAGTAAGATTATCATCTGGAAATAAATCGTCTGATGGATAAATGGGTATAAACCAATCAACAGCTGGATAATTATCTTTTGTAGGTGTTTCTGTTACTGTATATACCATAAAATTATCATTCGTTTGTTGGTATAAGTCAGATAACGTAATTTCGTAGCTATCTAGCTTCTGATTAACAGTAGAAAACTTAGTCTTAATGCTTTCATTGTCAACATTTTCAGTCCACCATAATTTATTAGTGATAAAATCACTAGCAACTTTCATCATACCGCCCCATTGCGTGTAATCCTTGCCAGCGCCACTTGTTATAGCTTGCATAACAACATTAAGTGTCTGCTTTTCGTTATCAAGATATATCTTGTTACTCTTAAGTGTATGGGTGCTATCGTTATTGATGACATTAAATAGTGTTTCAATATCCAGCTTGCTTGCATTAATATTAGCGTCATCTTTAACAACTTCATCACGAACAACTTTTCTCGTAACGCCTTTTTCAGTAAGTCCTAAAGCATCAAACATAAGATTGCCGGCTTTGTCCCAAACGTACATATTGTAGTCAGAATTGGCGTCTTTACCTATCTGAACTCTTATTCTGTCAGTATCTTTAATGACAATTGTGTTATCTTGCCAGTAAGACATTCCGTTTTCACTGTGAACCTTAAACTTAGTTGTATTAAGGTCAAGTGCTGTAATCTTGCTCGCAGCTATGCTGTCAATCATAGCATCCTTAATCTGTGCATTGCCAATAACACTTACGACTGCATTGGCGAATTCTGTTGTTAAACTTTTACCTGTCGCTGAACCAAACATTAAGGTCTTAATGTCTGCTACATCTGCATTTAACACGCCTACCTGTGCATAATCTGCTTGTAACTTAGCGATATTAGCTTCATTAATTGTAGCTTTACTTGCTGTCAAATTAACAATATCTGCTGTAATAGCTTCAATCTTATTAGCCTTTAATCGGTCGATATACGCTTGATGTGCTTTTAAACTCTCAATATTAGCACTAGTTATATCGGCATTCTCGATAACTGCCTTGTTGATTAAGACTAAATCAGCGTAGTATCGTTCCATTTGCTTTGTTATCGGACCGCTAGCAATATTACTGTTTTCTGTGTCAGATTGTCCGATAGATGTAACTGTGTCCATTAAGCCGCCATCACATTCGTGTGTTATCTGCATTATAGGCACTTTGTAATCAACGCCGCCCTTATTAACAGTTATAATGTCGCCTACTTCAAGCCGCCAGTCACCGACAAACTTAACTGTAAGCGGTCTAAACTGAAAGCCGCCTATCTTTTTATAAATCTCATTTAAGTTAGCTTGTGTCATAAATGGATTAGCAAAGCTAAGTCCAGTTGTACCACTGCCGCTAGTGATTGTGCTAGTTTCCTTATCACCAGACTTTGTATTGTTACAAGTCAGCTTTCTTATCGTAAAATCTTTGCTAGTGGTAAAAGTAACCCCTTGCTGATAGTATTGATGTCCGTCAAGCACATAACCGCTATCTTTGTACCACTTTATTTCAAGGTTTCCGTCAGAATTAATAGCCGCATTGCCGCCTTGTAGCATAGCCATATATCCAATCATTTCACGCATTGTATAGCCTTGTGGCTTATCTGTAATTGTATGTGTGTTTGTTATGCTAGTTGCTAACTGTATGCCTAACTTTGTACAGATTTCCTCTAAAATGGCCTTATCCGTACTAGGATAAGTCAATTCAGAAAAATAACCTTTTTCAGCTTTGTACATCTTGTCATAAGCTGTGTACTTAGTGTATTCGCCATTGCTCTCTTCTTTAGTTACAGTAAATATGCCTATCTGTACATACTCAATTCCGCTATTACCCTTAACACCCTCAGAAATGGTTATATCCTTATTTTCAAGCGTGATTTCTGGATTATAAATAGAAAAGGTAACACTACTACTGCAAGTGTTACCTATGGAAATGCTATTGTTCGGATTGATTATGTTGCTGTACTTAAACTCATTAAGTGTCTGATTGTATTCTTTTCCGTCAACTAAATATTTGCTGTAATATCTTGCATACAGCAAATTGAAATCCGCACCCCAATTAATATTTTTCATTAGGTTGCTCCTTTCTGCTGATTAATCGTTAATCATAAAGCTAAGTGCGATAATCTTAGCTGGCTCAATGGCTTCGCAACTATCAAATGCACTTATATCAACTTTTGTGTATTCAGATACTTCTATTTCCTGTTCTCCTAGTTCTTCAAGTTCTGATTTTATCTTATCGTTGTTATCTTTATTTTCCTCGCGTATCTTTTCTATCGTTTCTACTACCGCTTTAAAGTGTGGCTCTAATGCCTTAATATTAGACATAATGGCAACTGCTAATCTGCCACCCATTTTAAGCTGTGCTACACTTGCAAGTGCTTCATAATGTGCTAAAACTTCATTTCCTGTTATTTTCATAGTTAATCTCCTTATTTCTGAATTAAACTTAATTTTGCTCCGACTATTAATCCATCCTCATTCTTTGCTCTTGTGAGATACGGATATGTCACATCTCCTGTGTATATTGTCATTTCCTTTTGTGTACCGCCTAAGAATAGGACTTGTGCTGTCGGGAATGGGTTATTTTCATCACTAATCACATTATCAAGTAACAATGCCTGTTCGCCTGTAAGTGGCGGTAATTGCAGTTCTACTTTGTCTTTGATAGCTACGATTGTGCCTACCATTTCGCCATAGTCGTTCCTGCCTGTGTTTTTAGACCATATCTTATTTCTACTGTATGTGTAGCCGTTATATGCTACTGGGAATGTCACTCCCTCGATAATTACAGCACTTATCATTCAATCGCCCCTTTCTGCCTAAAAATTAGTAACAAAAAAGAACATATCATCTCTGATACGTTCCCTTAGTTTTATATATTTATATTTTCAAGTTGTCCCTACCACTAACATTTTATTTCAATACCCATTTTGAATTTTTATTTATTAAGTTAATTAAACAGAAATTTACATTGCGGCAGCACATACCCAATGTCTATTTGGGGTGTTAAATGATTAATAAGCTTCAATAAACTTTTAAAACTGAAACAACAGCATATGAGGCATTTGTCCAAGTAATTGTCATAATGTCATTATTTAATTCCATGTTCATTTGTTCATTAGAAGGATTTGCAACTGCTACGGGTTGATAATTACTGCTAACTGCCCAAATGCTGCTTTGTGAATATTGTGTTTTGTTAATAAAAATCCAATAAGTACCTTTTTTTAATGTTAAGGTTGGTTCACTTTTATAGTAACTTACCAATAATTCATTTAGATTGTTGTTTAGCTCACTTATCATACTATTGTTATTCTTAATGCCGTCTTCCATATGGTTAAGTCTGTCTGGGCTTAATGGAGTGCCGCCGCTAGTGCCAGCTTTCCACGCTTGCTTTATGTATTGTATAAAATTCATAGTAAAACCTCACTTTCTAAGCACACAAAAAGGACACCTCACAATTAAGTGAAATGCCCTTGTCATTTTGCTATTTATTTGTTATTATTGACGTGAGCAACTTATATGTACTCATATGTGCTAATCAGAACAGGTCTACCCAACTTGTTCTGATTTTTTTATTATGCCGCTATTAGCTTCTTTGCCGGATTAGTTATAAACTCTTTTATCTCGTTATATCCCCAACCGCAATTAACAAGTCCACTGATAATCATTTCTATTGATTGTACCTTTTCAAGTTCTTCTACTGTGAAATAATCACGCAAATTAGCTTTCTTATCAATTCCATATTCTTCTCTTAACTGCTTTGCTGTCTTTCCGAATACAGTCCTATATACAATATCAGTATAAGTGGAATATGCGTGTCCGTGCATTCTCTCATTTTCGCTTGACTGCTGAATAGCTTTAGTAAGTGACTGCCTAACTGCTATGCCTTTTTCTCTCTCTATCAGCTTGCCTTTGAGAAGTTCTTCCATTTGATTAAATTGGTTAATATAGGCTTCTTTAAATTTCATAACTTTCTCGCCAGTATAACCCATAGCAAGAATGGTAAAACCATCTCTTGTCATATATACCATTGGATATGTTTTTTTATTGTTCTCAACGGAATATTTAGAGAACGCAAAATTGCGTTCTCTAAACTCTGGACTACATTCAAGATTTTCTATATCCCTAAGTACATCCGAATGTCTTTTCCCAAAAGTTTCTGCTACATCAAGGCTTGTTACAACTGTTACTTCTTTGCCTTTGCTTATTTTCCTTGTTTCTACTAGCATAGATACCTCCAAAATATTTTTATTTTATATTTCATTGGTATGTTAAAAGCGCACACAAAAGACTATTCTTGAAAATTTATCTTTCGTATGCGCTGTGTCTCGTTCGTTCTATTAATTTTAGCATATACCAAGATAATATATTTTATGAATATTGTCAACTGGTGTCTTTTTATAAAACAACTTATTTACTTAAATCATCTTTCGACATATTAACAGCAAAACGATATATTTGATGTAATATCCATATATCCTCAATATTTTCTAATGCTTTATTTATTTCGTCTTTTAATTGTTTTTCCATCTGTTTTTCCTCCAAAAATAATCTTGATTTTTCCAAAGGAACGTAGTAATATAACTATATTCCTTTGGAATATCTTGGTTGAGTAGTCACTATAAGTTTTGACCGACTTGTGGCTACTCTTTTTTGTTGTCTTTAAGTTCTTTTTCTACTAACCCTATGCCTTTCATAATGGTATCAGTTCTTGTTAATTCCAATTCATCAGCACATTTCTGAATACGATTAGCTTCATCTTTTGTTATTCTGATGTTGAGATTAACATTTCTAGGGTTTTCCTTATGTGGTCTTCCTGCTGGACTAATAATAATCACTTCCTTTCAATTATTGCCCTTGCAATATTTATGTTATTATAATAACTGCCCTTGCAATAATTGTCAAGCGCTTTTTCAATAAAAAATGGAACGTACCGAAAAGATACGCTCCATTAAGAGATTATTTTTCTATAAAACGTGGTATAAAACTAATGCTGTTATAACTGCCAGCTCCATTGTTTTTACAATTAACAATCAAGCCATATGCAGTTATTTTATCGCCAGCTTTATAGTTTCCGCTTTTTAAATTAAAATCTTTTGAAAAATATATGTATATTTTTTCTTTGCCGTATTCGCTCTTATTCTTAACGACACCTGTAAAAAATCCTGCCTGTAAGTTGTAGGCATTAACAACTTTACTTATACTCTCATCTTCCATATCCTTTGAGGATAACGTATAGCGATTAGTAAGCATTATATCTATTTTTACATATTTGTCAGTTAAATCCTCATTCGTAAACATAATATGGTTGTAATCCATTTGCTCGCATACATATTTGTACTTATCTTCATCAAGATAAGACATACCATCGTCAAGCATATCTTTAGTGGCAACTTCTGTTGATTGTGTTTTAGTTTGTGTGTTTGCTACGATATTATTATCGCTTTCAGTTATATTATTAATAATAAATAATGCTGTAACAAATACTATTCCTGCCAATACTGCAATCGCTATCTTCTGTAGCTTCTTTTTGTTATCTTTTTCATTCATCTTGATGCATTCCTTTTATTAAAAAATCTAATGTAATTAAAATTATATATTACCAAAAAATCAGCCCACATCTGTTACACACAAACCTATGTTGTGAATAAGTTCCGCCCTGTTGCTTAATCTTCTCTTTCTTATTAACCAGCGTAAACGGTCTAAACGGATTCAAATTAACGGTATATCTTGTCTTAGTTTTCTGTGGTACAGTTGTTGTAATCTGTGTGTGAGAGCAGTCCCAACTGCTACATCTTGGGCAATACACTTCAACTAGACCTTTTTCTGTCGCTCTGTACACTCCTTTAAAGTTAGGATTTAGTGGGCGTTGAATTTGTGGTTGCTGTTTTTTCTTTATTCCTAATACTTCCAGCATTTTATATAAGCCTTTTTTTAACATATACATTCCCCCTTATCTTTAGTACTTTAAATATATTCTTTTATTATTTATTTGTCAATTAATAAGGGAATGCTGCTTGCCCTGTCATATTAGTGTAGTTATTAGCTTTATCCTGTACCATTGTAAACAATTTATCAGCGTCACCTTGTAGTGTTATATTAACGTTGTTGTTAGCTTCTGACATAGCCGCTACAACCGCATTGTATACTGCCGGATAAACTGCATTAGCAATACCTGTTGTAATTTCTTGTTGATTGGCTACTGCTGTTCTTCCGTCCATAGTACCAACCATTTCGGGTGCTACTTCATTAGCAACGAATAACTGTCCTTTGTTTGGAAAGCCGCCATTTGCATACCAATCAACACTTATCTTGGGCACTTGAGGTGGCATAAGACTAAATTCGCCATCAATATCGAAATGTGGCGTTTTTATATGTGGAAAGCTAAGTCCTAAGTTGTCCCACCAATCTTTGAAATTATACCACATATCTCTTACTTTATAAAAAAAGTTCTCAACGGCTACTGAAATTTCACTAAGGGATGGTTTGCTATCCCACCAATTAACTACATTATTCCACTTATCTTGTATGCCTACTCTTATTCCATCTGCCATATCACGCCATCTATCTGCCGTAAAGTAAGGTGCTACATGATTATTCCACCAATTGTAAATTCCGGTTGTGCTCCACCAAGAAGAAAAATCAGACCATTTATCTTGTAGACTTGACTTGAAATTATCGCCCAAGTTGTTCCATTTATCTTTAGCAAACCAAGGCGTAACATCATTATTCCACCAATTATATATACCCGTGCCACTCCACCAATTATTGAACGAAGTCCAACTATCAGTTAAGCTGCCCTTTGCGTTATCTCCAAGAGACTGCCATTTTGCTTTTGTAAAATAAGGTGCTACGCTATTGTTCCACCAGTTGTATATTCCTGTACTACTCCACCAGTTATTAAAAGAAGTCCAGCTATCTTGCAAGCTATCTTTTGTATTATCTCCAAGTGACTGCCACTTCGCTTTAGTAAACCAAGGCGTAACATCATTATTCCACCAATTTACGATTGCTGTATTATTCCACCAATCTGTAATTTCATTCCATTTTTCTTGTGCAGCTATTTTTATATTTTCTATGCCATCTTTTGCTTTTTTTACATATTTACTATCATCTATGCTTGCTGAAAATTCCGTAATAAATTTAAGTGTAAGAATTCCGCCCGGAATAACCAAAGAAGCCAAAATTCCTGCAATTCCCCATTTGTCGTATATCTCCTGGTAAGCACCCCATATTAATTTTATTGCTGATACTCCTAAGTCAATTGCTAGGTCCAAAATTTTTACAGTTATTTTTCCTAAATCTATACCTTCAATAAACTTTATTATATTTCTTCCTAATTGTTCCCAATCAACAGAACTAACAAATCCATCTGCAAAATCCAAAACATTGCAAATAGCTTCTGTAATTGCTTCTCCTGTTTTTTTCCAAGGAAAAGCATTTATCCCTTTGTTTATTTGTTTGCCTGCGTAAGTACCTATTCCGTACCAGTCACCCTTTTTTATGGCTTTCTCTATTCTATCAGCCCAAGCAACTGCCGAATTTTCCATATTGGCAAATGCTTTATTCCACGCCGCTTCATATTCTGCCGCCGCCTTAGCAATATCATCTGTCAAATCAATAGTGCTACCGCCACCACCGCTTGAGCCCTTGCTTGAGCTTGTATCGTCCTGTAATTTATTTATTTCATCAAATCCCATAAGGGATAATGTAGCTTTCTTAGCTGAATCAGCTACATCTTTGTAGCCGTCTGAAATATCTTCTAAGCCATCTGATGTGTCTTTATAGCCACTTTGTCCGAAGCTCTCAAAGTCAATCTTAACACCCATTAAAGAAGCAAGATTGACTAATAATCTTTTGATTACAATAGTTACTCCGTTTACTACTGGCATAACCTTTGAAAGAATTGGGATAAATAGCTGTCCTGCTACCATTCCTACCTCTTTCATATTGTTACTGAACTGGCGTAACATATTACTTGGGCTGTTAATCGTATTGGCTAAATCGCCCCAAGATACTTTACTTTGGTCTAATATTGCTAACACTCTTAACTGCTGTTTTTCCATCTGTGTCATTTCAGACACCGACTTAGAAATGCCTAAGTTATAAGCATACGTCGCTAATGTGGCATTGGTAATATCAATACCATACTTATACAATGCCCTTGATTGACCGATTAAGCCGCTCTGTAAGTTCTGTGCTACTGTTGAATAGTCCACATTAAAAAGTGAGCTTATATCGCCTGCGAGCATTGTCATTGACTTTGTTATCGCTGTGGTTGTTTCGCCCGTCTGTCCTAATGAATTAGTGACAGAAGCTAACTGTGAAGCATACTGTGTTATCTCTTGTATGTTAAGTCCTAAGTTCTTTGCTCCGCTTTCTTCAAGTAAACCGCCTTGAACATTAACTTTTAAACCAGACAGCTTTCCGAGAGTATCGTTTACTCTGCTTTGGAAGCTCTCTGCATATGCTGTTGCGTTATCATATCCGTACTTTTCGTAATCTTTATCCCACTCTGAACCAATCTTGCCAAACGCTACCGCTTGATAGTTGAATGCTTCAATGTAATCTGTTGTTGACTTAATTGCTTCTATAAGTTTCTTACTGCCACGAATTACCATAAAATAAGTGGCATAAAACTTACCTATCGCACTTGCTAAGTTCCAACTGCTTCTAGTTGCTGTCCTAGCACTTGTAGACACGCCATACAGTGACTTTTGAAGTGAGTTTGAAGAAGTACCCACCTTGCTACCTTGACTAGCAAGATTAGCCAATGCGTTAGTCATTTGAATAACGTTCTGACTTACTGTTGGTGCTCTTGATAGCGTTGTCATTAAGCCATTTAAAGCATTACCTAGCTTTGGAATGTTTACAACGGCATTTTCAATACTTTTACTGCCTAGCTTACCAAGTGACTTTGCAAATTCTGTGACCTGTGTTGCATTTTGCGGAATAGCTGATATGCTTGCAACTGCCTTTGTGACAGCTTGAAGTGATGTAGCTGTGTTAGTTAGTGCAACTGAATCAACAGAACCTATCTTTGTGATATTCTTGGCGAGCCTTGTAAAATCTGCTGTTCCTGCGTTCATATTCTGCATAGCAGAGCCTAACTGACTAACACCATTTGCAAGACCGCTTAGTGATGAACCATTCACAGTTGCAAGTGATGTTGACAGCCTTGTAAGCTGATTTATCAGTTTATCAACAGAATTGATAGCTTTAGTGGCAGTACCGGTAATTTTGACTTCTAACGAATCTAATTCCACGCTTTATACCTCCGGCTTATCATTTTTAGGGTGTGTTAAATCCCAGTTTGCTTTTCGTATTTTCATATTCAAGACAAACTCTTCTCTCTTTCTTTGTATTTCATCTTCACCGTTCTCTTTTTTGTTAATATCTCTATAAATAGGCTTGTCTGGGTATTCAAGCTCGCCTTTACCCCAAGCACCACTTCTAACACCTATCTTGATTGCCGGGAGTATGTAACTACCTATTGCAAGCCATATATCTGAATCCATTCGTTGTCTTTCAAGTTTTTTACCCTCTACAACCGCCCATAGCTTTTTAGGTGTCATTTTAAGAAAGTCTGAATAACTAACGCCTAGTGAACTGGCTAAAACAAAGTATTCTTCCCAGATTATTTTGTGGAAGTCTGCTTTTTCTTGTGGTCTTGTGGTACTACTGTCGGCTTCTTCTGTTCCTGTGTTGCTTCTTCCACATTGTTTGCCATCTCTTCCAACATCGCTGTTATTCCGCTCAACTCGAAAAAACCATCATCTTCCATCGCTTTCTTAATCTCCTCGAACAATGTTCTATATCCGTAACTTTTATCTGTCTTTCTCTTCTCTGTAATATATGCTCTAGTGAGTTCCTTTGCTTCATCCATAGTTACAGGGTTATTGTCAATACAGCCTGCATAAATGGCTAAAATACAAATCTCTGGCACATCTGCTGTCATATTTGCTAATCCATCAAAGGAAGCCTGTGCAACGCTTTTATCCGTTTGTGCAAGTAAGTAAGAACCATTAACAACAGAGAACATTTTCTGCACTATCTCTTTACACTCTGCTGCTCCAAAAGAGAACTCAACTTTGTATTCTTTTCCGTTTACATTAATATTCATCATAATTTTTACCCTTTCCCACCCTATCGTCCATATAGGGAAAGGTGCGGATTTTACGCCGCACCTACCTTTTAAATTAATTATTCTGTTACATCATCAAGATATGATGTGTAGTCGGCTGTTTTGGCGTTTTCTGTGCTATTCGACACAGCCTTTTTTGATTTAGTCGAATAGCTCATTATTCCCCCGATGTTGGGGTAACTGCTGTATCTGTTCCTACCATATCCTCAATAATAAGGTTGACAGCCATTGTAAGAAGTGAATTTTGCTCCTTGCCCGTAATTGGTAACTTTGAAGGCGGCTGTGCAACAAAGAACTCCGCATCTGATATACCCGGAGTAATCTCTTGAAACCACATTCTCTTTCCATCAGTTAAAGCCTTATATTCCGTAATAAGGTCTTTCCACTCCTTAATTGTAGCTTCTGTCTTATTAACTGTTACCGCAACTGTATCTGTAACTGTGTCTCTACCTGCAATGTTTCTTGTCTGTAAATCTTCAAGTGCTGATGCATCTATAGCCTCTGGGGTTACTGTAATCTCATCAATAGAATTGATTCTATGAAGAAGTTTAAACGCTGTTGGTTTAGTACCTGCTGTAGTTTCAACACCATAACTAAACGTGATTCCCAGTGCGCTTAATCCTGCTACTGTATCTGCCATATCTTCTTACCTCCTAAAAATTTGCAAAAAAATAAGAGCATTTCTGCTCTTTGTTACAATAATCTGTCATTTGCTCCGATTAACCGCCTAAATCGTGCGGTACTCTTATGTACTTTGTTATTAATTGAAAATTCCGGCATTGCGTTACCTTGAAATCTCATTGTCTTAAATGTATCTGTAATTATCGCCATAACCTTGCGACAGTCAGATTTGCTTGTGTTAGTGGTAACATCCACTTGAAATGTCGCTAACAATGCGTTAATTGTCTGTCCATCAAGCGTTTGTCCTTGTTCTACTGCTGGCAACAGATGTATGTATGCTGTTGGAAATACTGCTTGACCGCTGTTTTCTCCCTCATTTGTTATAACTATTTTGGGGTATGTTTTCTTTAATTGTGTTAGGGTTTTAGCCTTGACAAGTGCTGTGACTGTGTTTTCAAGGTCTATCGCCCAATCGTTTGCATCCGCCATTAGCTAAACACCCTCCTTGCTACCTCAACATATTTCTGTATAATTTCCATATCAGCCTTATAAACAGGCATTTGTGCTTCTACGCCGTGTGTAAGAACTAAGGTTCCGTCATCGTCATAGTAACCCCACACTTTTTGTATGCCGTGATGTTCGCCGTATGAGCCTATAACCATACCATTAACAACACCTTTGTCGTGTGGACTACTTCCAGCCGCTCCATTGTAGAATACACCAGCTCCGAACTCTATAAACATAAGTTCTTTGCCCTCTACAATTAATTTTGCTTCGGCATATTCTCCAACAGATTTTATCTCAACATAACTGTGATGGCTTGTATCTGAACCGCTACGAACACCTTTCTCATCATATGTATAACTAGCTTTTGCCATATTTTCATCTATAACAGGTATTCCAACTTCTGCAAGCTCTTTGACAAGCTGTGAAGTTTTTTTGATAAGCCAGTTCTTATACTGTTGTAACTGTCTGATAGCTTCATTTACAGACTTTTCAGACAAGGATATATCAATTGTATGTCTTGCCATATTACACCGCCTTAGAGTAATTTTAAGTCCACAAAAACTTTAAATATTTTAGGTGATTGAATTGCAAACCAATCAATAGTTGTTTCATCGTGTCCAAATTGTTCTATATGCTGCCAATTGCACTGTAATCCGCTTTCAGATAGAAAGGCGTGTATTATTTCGTGTCTTAATTGTTTCTTTTGCAATTCTACAAAATTACCTACTTCATTATAGTTATCAGAACGAATTACTATTAACTTTGATGTATTATCACAAAAGCCGTCAACATCTTCATTGTTAAGCGTTCTTAGTTCAATAGCATATTCTGTTCCTAAAATATTAATTGTTGTGTTTTCCATAATGCACCTACTTTACTGTCGCTTTAAGCATATATTTTGTTGACTTTAAGGCTGGTTTGACACCTACAACAGTGAAGTCTGCTGATGTTTCATCGACAAGGCTATCATCTGTGTATGTAGGCTTGCTATCGAGCCAAATAAGGTCGCCTTTTTGAACAGGCAGCATATTCCTATCTGTCAGTAAAATAGCATCAAAATCAGCGGTATCAAAGCCGTATTCTTTACTCTGCGCTTCTCCACCGCTGAATGATATGTTAGCTTTAAAATCGGCTGGCTCTGAAAAGCCTGTTTTCTCTGCAAGGACTTTAGGTATCTTATTGCCCTCATCATCAAGATAAGGAATAAAATTACCTTCTGTGTCGGTATATCCCTCATAGAGGATATTGCCGTTATCATCTCTTTCATAGATAGTTACTGTCTGCCCTTGAAGCGAATACTTCATAGCTTGCTTATTAATATCAAGCATTGTTCTTTACCTGCTTATAAATCTGATTTACGCCTGTACTTGACAATCCAGACACAATTCCTACTGCGATTGCATTAAGAATGTCATTAGCTGGATAATCCGGGATTACATACATACCAATAATGCCTAAGATAGCACCTGCAGCACCTACGATTATAGGAATGTAATTGTCCTTAACCTGTGGTATCTGCTTAGCTGCATAACCAATCAAATAAGTAATAACAACGATTGCAACTACTGTTGATACTGATGTTATATCCATTAATCTTTACCTCCATTCTTCAAGTGAATTTCCTGTATTTCGTTATACATTTTGGTTACCATACCATTACCGCCCAATGCGTGATATGCGTTATACATTTCAACAAAATTATCATAAGCATAGGATGGTATTTCACCGAGTTTCATATACTTATCGTGGTATTCGATAAGCTGTACACGCAAAAGTAACATTGTACCTTTGCTATTGGCGTCTTTGTCCTTTTTTTGCTGTTTAAGGAGCCAGACAATATAACCTAATACGATAGGTAATATTATTGTATATGTCTGTAATAAAAATTCTTTCATTTTATATCTCCTGTAATTATTAATAGGCACACCGCCCACCACCCTTAATGTGTGCCGCCTGCTAACATATTGCTGACATCAGCAAAATGCTAACGCACAGTCTTCTATAACACTTTAGCAAACGGAAATACCCCAACAAATAAGCTATCTCTATCTTTCCAAGTTCTGTTTACGCCATTCTCATTGTAACTTGCCATAAATGCTTCGCCTGCCTGTGAATGGTCATAGACAGCCAAATTAACGATAACACTCTCAAATTTCTTCAAATCATCGGTTATCATTTCATCTGTGTAGCTGTCGGGGTAGTTTCTTCTTGCCTTTACATCTTCTGTAGCCTGCTTAATGAGCTGTTCGATTATCGGATTATCTTCTTTGTTATCGAACACTACCACATCAGATGTTGTTTCATCATCATTTGTGACTGTATCAATATGAAATTGTTTAAGTCTGATTTTGACCTGTTCTAATGTGGTGTATTCCATAACTATCTCCTATAATCCTAATTTCTCAATTAACAGTTCTTTAAGTTCTGCTCCTGTAAGCTCCATTGCGTTCTCAATACCTTGTTCTAAGGCAAGTGTCTGCAAGTCCGCTGTTGGCATACGCTTAATAGCTGTTTTTGTGTAATCGCTTGTAGGTTGAGCAGGGAACTTGTCCTGCTCTTCCTCATACTTAAGCTCATCTCCATAAACAGCTTCCTGTCTTGCATTATCTGCTGTTACTTCTTCGCTCTGCTTTGCGGCGTTGATTTTATGTCGTCTTAATAACATATAAACACCTCTTACTTTCCAAACTTAGCAAGAACAACCTTAGAATCATTGCTAAGAACAGCTGTATAGTGTTCATCGCCAGAGATAACAGTTGTCTTTGCAAGAATGTCTCTGTCAGATTCAATCTCAACGCTTCTCTTCATATAGATTGTAAGTGCGTTCTCTTCCTCTGACACGCCATCTGCACCTGCGTCTTCGTTAGGGTCATCTGCTGACACGATAACAATAGGGCAAGCGTAGAACTCTGTTGTAACAGCCTTTAACTTGCTACCTACCTTAATTTCTTTGTCCTTTGGCTTAAGCGTATGTGCAAGTGCTGTGTCAAGATGAACATTAGTTGAATCCTCGCTTGTCGCGTCAGCTACAACATTGATTGTTCCTGTTGCATCATCAAGCTCATACTTAATCAGCTTAACTTTCTTAGACTTAACAACCTGTGCTCCTGCAATAGAACCGATAGTGCCATTCATAATTACATTAAGTGGGTACTTGTCATTGCTCTTGAAATCATCATCATTAAGCAATGTGGCTTCCTGCGCCGGATTAATGAACAATATCTTTGTAAGTGATGAATCTGATTCATCATCAAACTTGCTATTAGCCGCTACAACTGCTGAATAGCTGATAGGTGCTGCTGTTCCATCGTGATCAATAGGTGCTGTGCAAAGTGCGTCATAGCTGTCATTATCAACCTTTGCAGCGATTGACATAGCAATCTGATTGATAGCTGTACCAAGTGGGTCGCCATAACCAGATAATACTGATTCATCTGTAAGCTCTACAGCCTTGCCTGCTTTCTTAACCTTTGCTTCTGTTGTAGATGTTGTAAGTACCGTTGTACCCATAGCAACACCTTCTGCTACATCTTCTGCATCACCAATATAAGCATACTTTGGCACAACGATTGTGCTTCCCGGTCTGCCTACAAGTGTTGTATCAACTCTTGCAATAGGCGAAAACTTAATTTTCTTTGGTAACTTAGCTGATACCATATCAGCCATTACTTGTGGGTCTACTAAATTTTCTAACTTAGTCTGTGGCATAGTTTATTTACCTCCGTTTTCTACTCTGTGAACTTTTTATAAAGTTCTGGATTCTTATTTTTGAACTCCACTCTTTCGTGGTAATTCATCTTGTTGAACTGTTCCTGTGTTATCGTGCTTTCTTCTCCACCGCCTGCATTAATAGCCGGTCTTGATTTAAGCCACTCCGCCTTAGCTTCTTTAACCTGTCTTTGCACTTCATTGGCAATTACAGTTGCTATAAGGCTATGGTCTGCGTCTGCAACCGCCTCAATCAAAGAATCAATATCCTTTCCATCGCCTATAACTTTCTGATAAGCATTGACAGCTTTCATATGATTAAGCTCTTTGCTCATGTTCTCGAACTTTTCAGCCTGCAACTTTTCAGCTTCCGCCTTTGCTTCCGCCTCCTGTTCTTCTGCTGTCTGCTTTGAACGGAGTTCTTTCTTGTACTTAGCTGCTTCTGAACTAGCTTTATCGGAAGCGTTCTTATACTTCTCTTTTTCAGCTTTTTCACTAGCAAGCTGTGCCATAAGTTCTTCTACACTAGGTGTCTGCTCTTCGTTCTGTGGCTCATTATTAGTTGTTGGTTCTGTTGTTTTGTTAGTTACATCTGCCATAATTTCTTTACCTCTGCTTTCTGCGTTTTTGTTGTTCTCTCAACTTCTTGCGATATTTGTATTGCCCTTTCTCTAGGGCATATAAAAAGCCACAAGGCATTTTCTACCTTGTGGCTCAATATCAATTATTTATCTGTTCTGCTCTTATCTATAACTGGACTATTTTCTGTCTGGTCTGATAAGTCTTGCATTGTGCGGTCTTTGTTAGGCGATTGTTCGCCATCTCCGCCCTCTACTTGGTTTTGTGTGTCTTTGTTGATTATACTGTCTTGATATGCCTTAACCATCTCTCCGCTTCTCGCTACAACATCGTTAGGGTCATCGAAGAATGGAATTGCATCAACTGTATCTTTAAGGCTAAATCCGTGACTTATCAATGTCGCCATAGCATTAACTTTGGTTGACATTTCATAAGTTTTTTGCCGCTTAATGTTAGGTTTTACATCTCTTGCCCTTAATTTAAGTAATGGATTGCTGCTGTTAACATTGTTTGACAACTTAATAGCTGCAAGAACAACTTTTATTTCTTCCATTTTGCAGCCATCAGTAATTAGTTGTTGTTTTGCCGCCGCTGTTTCAGCCTGTGACCAGCCTGTTGCATCTGACATTGCAACTCCTGTACTGCCACCGCTATTATCATTTCGTTGTGGCACATTACATTTCTGCAAGATTGTCTGTCGCCTTGATTGGATATTGTTAAGCATACCTGTGTAATCGTAATTAATTGCAAGTGGCTCAACTATTGGAGTTTTGCCATCTGCTGATGTATAGGTCTGCATCCATTCTCCAGATTTTGGCTTTCTTACTTTTTCAGTGATATGTGGTGTTCCATCTTTATCAACTGTCGTTTCCTGTTCAACCGGGAAATCAACATCATTTGTGTGCCATACTGCTTGTGTATTCTGTTCAACATCATTTGTAAAATCTGAAATGAGTAGGTTTAAGTTATCCATTTCAGATATTTGCCGTTCAAAACAGCCCATTCTATCAAATGACCTTGTGTATTCAATGACAGGAATTTTATGCAGTGGATTTTCTTCTCCGCTTCTCTCTAAAAATCCCCATTTTGTTTTTCCTTTTTCTGGTCCGTTAGTAATTTTTATCCCATCCGTAACTTCATAACGAATATCTTTTGTAAAACAGGTGTAATATCTTGCACCGCTATGTTTGTCTTTGATATAAGTGCCTGCAAGAATAATCCTCTTGTCACTATAAGCTGTTGACCTTACAACAAATGTTGTTCTTGGGTCTAATACATCATATGTGAAATAGCTTTCCCCATCCTCATATTCCGTATTCACATCAATAAGGACATAGCCAACACCACCGATTTCAACATATCTTGCAAGTTCCTGTTGCTTCTGTCTTGCGTTCTGTGATTCGTAGCAACTGTTTAATTCTGCTATAGCTTCTGTGAGGTTAGAATCCTCATTGTCGCCATTTTGAACTAGTGTTATAGGATTCCCCCACTTAAAACCTAAATTAAACTCTGTGACCTCGTTAGCCACATTATCACAGCACTCACAGTCAATGTCTGGTCTGTAAGTCTTTGGATTCTTCCTAACTATCGGCTGTATTCCTGCGTCATAATCAAGAAGAAACTGTATTCTGTTGGAATTAATATCATGTTCCAAAATTGCTTCACGCAAAATTGGTATTATATTGTCAGGTGTTATTTCTTTTGCACCTGTATAAATAGCAATTCTTCCTGTTTGCATTATCTACACCTCTAATAAAATGTCATACCGCTTGAACTTCTGCTTTGTGGTATTTCCTTAATTTGAAAATCATCATCATCGTTAGGTACATACCATATCCATTTGTGGCAATGCTTGCACGCTAATTTATGTGTTCGTGGGTCTTTGCTGTCTGCCTTAGTCAAAAACTTATGGCAGTTCGGACACATAATTGACTTGTCTTTGTTTGTATAAAAAATCATATTGTTACCTCGTTACATAGTAAAAGCACCGCCATAATTAAATGACGATGCTTTTCGATAAGGATTATACATGTTTATGAAATTTGCTTTGCTCATTGTAATAATACATAATTTTTTCGTCACAATCGTAACATCTTTTAATTTTTTTCAATAAATCTTTGAAAAGCCATTTTTACGCTACTTTCTGTGTTGCCACCTATGATATGTGCTATCTGAATCCAAGTCTTATTTTCTAAAAATCTAAGATTGATTATTCTTCTCATTCTACTATCGTCAACGCTTGCAATAAATTCTTCAACCTCATTGGTTTTTTCCAACAAATCATCTTCAAGCAACTGCAATGTGGCTTTTCTAGCATAAAGAAGTGTTTTCTTTCTGCTGTACTCTGGAAAAGGTATGCCCTCAATCTTAAAATGCTGTTTACCACCATCGCCGCCGCTAACAGAATCTATAACCATTTCTCCGGCTTCAATTTTGCTTATATCTTTTTCAAGTCGCTCTATCTTTAGTCTTACTTCTTTTACTTCTTCCTGTAAGTCTGAATACTGTGATAAAACTTCCTTTGTTACCATAAATTCCCTCCTCTTATATCGGACTTGACATAATTACTGTCTTTTTTACTCTATTTCCTCTTTTCATTCTTAATGCAAAATTTGAAAAAACATCCGGTACATCATCGTGCAAATTTTTACCAGATACTGAATATTTCAACAACCAACTCATCATCTCTGCATAATCGCTCTTGGGTTCATATAGGCTTCTATCTTTAAACACAATATGTTGCAATACCCAACTAGAACATTGAAATATTCTTGCTTCTTTGTTTGTTTCAGTTGCAGTGTCTGATATATTGCATAACCAGCCTTTTTCTTCTACTCGTTTTCTGACTTCATTTGCAACTCTATCTCCGCCTTGATTAGCTTCAAAATCGCAATCTTGTATTTCGTTATCGACAATTAAATTTGCTGAATTTTCATATTGTTTTTCGTAATCTGCCGAATTGTTGCATATAGTATCAGTGCAGTAATACGTTCCCTCATATCCTTCAAATTCAACCAGGCAAGGGAACACATAAAAATCAGTACCAGAGGATTTCGTGTCACATTGTCCAGTAATTCTTTTAATTCGTGTTTTAGGAAGTTCTTTATATCTCATTATTTTGTTTTCTGGATAAAGCAATCCCTCACGTTCTATTGGATCTTGCTTATAAAGACATCTATAAGATATATCATCCATTGTCAGTGCTTGATCATTAAAAAATTCCACCGACATTCCATTATATTCATAGTCAAAATTGCTTTTCCCTGTTTTAGGGTCAATATCTGGAATCGAAATAATTTTTAGCTTTGGGTCGTTTCCATAAAGCTCAATAATATGTCCAATAATGTCTTTTGTACTCCATCTGGTCATTATAATTATTTCTTTTACTTGTTCGTTTAGCTTTCTTTGTTTTAAATCAACTCCATAAATTCTCCATATTTTTTCAAGAATTATTGGATTAAGTGCTTCTTCAATAGAGCCTATAAGGTCATCACAATATAAATAACGGTTAGTTCTAACCTTACCTGCGTTCTTAGCTCCTATTGATGAGCATTGAATACTTGAAAATGCTTTGTATTTGCCGAAATTAGCTTCTTGTGCCTGTGCATTTGTGCTTTGTAATGGTAAATTAGGGAAAATAACATTCCATTTATATTCTTTATCATCTGTTGTTATGTCAAGCACTCCTTTATAAAACTTTCCTGTAATTTCGTTGCTGTGAGAAAAGAAAAGGCTGTAATCTTTAGGGTGCTTGCCAATTATCCAAGAGCAAAAAAATTTTTCTAGTGTAGTTTTTTGCGTTCCTGGTGGCATAGAAATACATAATCTATTATATTTGTCGTCTTCCAAATCTTGCATAGCTTGAATAAGCCCGTATTTATTAAGCTGTTTCATTTTTGGCTGATAAAATCTTTCACTCTCTTCTCTGTCTTTTTCAAGATAAAGCAAATAGCTGTGGAATAAGTGCGGAGCTTCAAGCAATAAGGTATCAAAATATCTATTAACTAAATCATTGTCTATATTGTTGTTAAATGTATATTTTTCAAGTTCAAAAATATCTATGCCTATATCACGCATACAAGCCTTTTCTATAAGTTCTTTTGCCCTAGCTGTACATTTTAACATTGCGTCAATTTCACGCTCATTCTTGGCAAGTTGGCACACGTTGTAGTAGGTTTCTATGATGTTTTCATCTATTCCATTTTGGGATATGTATTTTTCGCAATCATCTATCAGTTGATTTAATTCAGAATTCAAGAAAAGCACCTCCACTTTTCAGCAAAGGTGCTTATAGACCTCTGCCTATAACTGTTTTAGGGTAGCGACTACAACCAATCTGTAGCCGGCAATATTTTTATTAGAATGTCAGCATTGCATCACAGCAAGTCGGATGCAATCTATTCAAAAGTGCATTATAATCATCAATTACATACCGTGCTGGAATCATATATGTTTTAATGCCATATTTTTCCGCTGTTTCTCTTTCAATGCTACAGCCGTTCCAATCATAACTCTCACATATTCCAATGAATACATCAGCCTGTGCCAGCTTCTTAAGGCTCTCGCCTAAATACCATACAGCTTCTTTGCTGTCTTTCGGTGGGTTATCCTCAATGTAGCTGTCGATAAGCTCTAATTCCTCGCCCTCGTATATTTCAGCAATCTTTTTCATCTTCTGAATACTTGCTTTGATTTCTTCCTTTGTTCTGCCTTTCATTGGCACACTTACAAATAACTTCTTCATGTTCTCAATCTCCTTTTCCATGTTTTATCAACCTTTATCTTTCTAAGGTCAGCAACTACGATTAGTCCGTAGTCGGTAATTGTTTTTATTCGCACTCTGAAAGTCTGTCTTTTATAAACTGCTCCAATGTACTAAAGCCTTTTGGCTTTTCAATTCCTTTTCTTGCAAGTTCTGCAACTATTGTTTCCATTTCTTCTTTTACCCCTTGATAGGCAATTTTCATTCCTAATTTTATTTCGTTCATTTGGTTTCCTTTCATCGCAAACAATAGTCTGCTTCTTCTAATCTATCCGCTATTCTTGTCATTTCAATCTGTGTTCCGTTTTCGTCTCTTGTACCGACAGTTACGCATCTGTCACAGCCACCACTTGGTATATTGCCAAGTCTTATTTCCGTTTTATCATCATCAAACTTGTAACACTCACGCATTTTCTCAATGCAGTTATTCATTTCTGATATTTTCATAATCTCGCTCCTTAAAGTAATGTAATGACTAGCTCCATTTGTTAGCCGGTAATATCATTAAATTATTTTATAATTTCTTCTTCCAATTTCCCACTTATGAAAAACAATAAATGTCATAAATAAAACTGTATCTCCATTTTTCATTTCAACTAATATTGGCAATCCTCTTCTGTCAATTTTCAATATATCATTTTTATTTTCTGACAAAAATTTATTCAATTCCCATTGTAATGCTCTTATTGTCTGTTCATTATGTACATATATCATCTTCGCAAAACGCCTTTCTACTTCTGATATTTGCATTTATAACGACCGCACATATATTTATGTATTCCTTTGCTAACATCTTCAAATGAGGAATATTCAACAGCAAATCCGCAAGTTTCAGGGTCGCGCTCACAATTAGGATTTGTGTCGCAAACATTAAATGGATTTTTCTTCTTAATCCACTGATTATCTGGTGCTTCTATATCAACCAAATCATCAATCATCAGCACAGCCTTTGAAGCTCTTGCACATTCTTCTCTCTTTTCCTCATTCGTGTATTTTCCGTCTGTGTTGTATCGGCAAGTGGTCAGATTACATTCGCTCATTCCTCTTTGTTGTGTTTACAATACACAAGCAAATGCTCCGCAATCTGTTCTAACTCGTCGATATCGTAAACATTTCTATCAACTTGTTTTCCCAAAAACGGAATTTCAGCCTTATATGTCGCATTTATAAGCATATTTGCTGTTTCAAATGGGTCAAATGGTAATTTTACAAGCCTGTCGGTTTCAAAACTGCATTTTTCTTCTAATTCGTGTTTAATCTGCTTAGTATAGTCTTTGGATTCTCTTAACTCTTTTCTTAAATCATCTATTTCATCATTTTTCTTTTGCATTTCAATTTCAAAATCATCAAGTGAAACATATTCTCCATTCACATAGGCAATCCTATCTTCATACATTACCTTACCATCTTTGAATATATGTCTTTTGACTATATATGCCATAATCACACCTCGCTTAACTTTCTTCCACACATAGGGCAGTAATTAATTTTTATATACCCACTTCCGTATTCATCAGCAGAATTTGTAAATACTAAGCTTGGGTTATTAGTAATGTTGCGTATCTCAATAGCAATCCCAGAATAATTCGGAGATTTTTCGTTGCAGAAGTCCCATTTGGGTATGCCAATTTCTATTTTTTGCAAAACTTACACATATCACTTCTTCCCCCATAAAGTATCTGGTAATTCTTCGCCGCCGTAAATCTTGTTAGCATATTTCTTAAATGTTGGTACGCTACAACCTGCTACTTTCGCTGCCTTTACCTGTGAAGCCTGTCCCGATATGTATAAGTTAATCGCTTCATAAAACTTATCTTTGTTTAGCGGGTGTACGCCTGCTGCCATAATAATCACTCCTTATTTTAAATATTTCTGTGCTAAGTTTTCTCTTATCATTCCAGACATGAAATGCTGCAAGCTCTTAGTTACTTCTTTGCCATTAATCTTGTATTTTGTCTGTAAGTAATAATCTATTAACTCTTTGTAGTAATCATCAAATCCATAAGCAGAATTATTGCTCATATAATTACCAACTGGCTCAAAGTAATTAATAACTATCTTTGTCAAAGCCTGTTCTGTAATGCGTATATGGCTCATATTTAAAGTTTTATTGTATTGCTCAAGGAAATAGTCAATAATATGTTTTAACTCTTCTATTCGCCAATCTGACGGCTCGCAATCAGCAAATTCAATAGCAATGTTTTTAATCACATCAGATTTGCTTCCGCCTTTTTCTGTTGAAAAAGCATATATATCTCCTCTTGAAGAATCTTTAGATTCTGAAAGAGCATATTTATTCTCTGTAGTATAATCTCTGTCTATATTCTCTGTAGTAATCTCTGGTAATGGTCTGTCGTTTTGTCCTTCTCGACAGGTCATTTTGTCCTGTCGGTCTGTCATATTGTCTTGTCGATTTGTCATTTTGTTCTCATCGGAATTAAATTTATCCACAAGTTCTTGTAATTTTTCAGTATCTATTGTGTACCACTTTGTTTTATCAATACCCAATTTGTTATAATTAGCAGATACAACAACTCCTTTATTTTCAAGCCTTGTAAATGTTCTCTGTATCGTTTTTTCGCTCCAATACGGAAAATCTTTAGCTTTCCAATCGCTGTATGAGTTATATACCCAATATCTGTCGTCAATAAAATTTTTACCGGCTTTTTTGTTAATTCCTAGCCAATAATTTAATTGATTTAACACTATTGCTTCGTTTAAATCTCCTAAAACAAGTGCTAAATCAGTATTTATGATAAGTGTCTTTGATTTATCTACAAAAAGTTCGCTAAAATTCATAAATTACCTCCGTACTGATAATTGATTCCGCGATTTATATAAAAACAGTTGCCAGGCGGTCACGGTTCCGCTTTTCGTGTTGCAATCACTAGACAACTGATTTTACCAATATTATTCCGGCTTGTTCATCTCAAAGAAATGCTTCTTACATCTTGATTCGTCACTGTCAAAGCTACAATCTGGCTTAAATCGTTTTTGACATTCATCACAAGACCAAGATGTTACGCCTTTAAGTTCTGAAACAGCACCACAAAGCTCGTACAATTCATCATCTGTGCAATTCAGCACATAATCTACAAGCTCCATTCTTATTTTTCCGATTGAACGATGTTTAATTAATTTTGCCATGTTTACCTGCCTTTCTGATAATAGCCTTATTAACAAAACAACAAACAGGCACTAAGGCTTGTGCTTTTCGCTTCGTCAAGCTAGTTTGTTGTAATCGGATAGACAGGGTTTGAACCTGTGACTACTTGAATAAATCAAGCGTTACTCCCAACTGAACTACTATCCGTCAACTTGTAAGAATTTCTGACAAGTTGAAATAAAAAAGACTAGCACAGAGAGATTAAACAATTCACATTTATAAATTCTTTGGAGGTCATTTATACGCTTAAAAATATTGTTTTGAGGGAATATAAAGTGCTAGTCTTAACAGCAGTATAGGCTATGACACCTATAACAGGTCGTGGCAAAGCTGGATGGAAGTGGTTACGCCCGTGCAGTTGGGCTCAAAGAAAGTAGCTTCGCTCGCTGTCTATCCATACAGATAACTGCTGCGCTATAGGTATAACTTAATTTTATTTGCGTATTTATAATACGCAAAACCTCACGGACTATCTGACAGTCCTTAACAGCTCTCGCTATGAGGTGAAAGGAGGACTTAATGCTAGTAAACCAATAAGTCCTGTAAAGGCACAAGTGTAATTAAACACTTGAACTACCCCTGTGGGATTTGAACCCACGATACAGGAATCAAACTCCTGTGCCTTTACCACTTGGCTAAGGGGCAATATGCTATTCTTTTGTTTCAAAGAGTACTGCATTTTTATTTGCTGTTTCAAGCTCTGTGAAGTTATCCTTGCCTTTTACAACATTTGGATTGCCATTACAGGCATTACAAGGCTTTTCACAATATAACTTATGTCTATGTTTGCACTGGTAACAGTGCTTATCCTGATTACCCATTATTTATCACCTGCCTGTCTGTGATTAGCTCTGTAAGAATCAAAGCCATTCGGATAACGTGCTATAAGCTTATCTATGTTTGTCTGCATTACATCATCAAGACTGAATCCGCAAGCTTCGCAAATCATAGCAACGTACCACATTACATCGCCGCACTCTTTCTTGAGGTGCTCTAAGTCTATGCCTTTTTCGTGGAATATGCCCTTTTTAACGAGGTCTGATACTTCGCCAGCTTCACCAGTTAAACCTAAGACGCCATTAAGAAGTCCTGCTATGTCATTTATGTTGCTACACTTAGCATTGCTTTCTGCCAGAGGACTAAGTGGAAGCTTACCAGTTAATTCGGTACTTAATCTATGATGAGCCATTTTATCGTTAGTACGCATAGCCAATTTTTGGTATTCATTGCCCTGCATTTATAACTCCTAACTCTTTTTCTGTTTTTTAAAATTTTTTGGAATTTATTCAGCCGACTAGCTGATTCTCTGATGTGTTTATTGAATATCTTGTGATTAATTAATATGTGTCTATTATACACCTAATTAGCTTAAATGTATAGATGTTAATTGGATTATTTTTAATTAAATATATAAGTGATTTATTAGTATTAATTATATGATTAATAGTTAGGTATTATTTATATATAATTATATAATATGTGTATTATGTGGTAGTAATAATATAAATATATATTAATATATAAGGGCTTTTTGTTATTTCGGATAATTGAGTGACTTAGTTGGGGCGTGTTCTGGAGGTAAATAAACCCCCTCCGCCCTTATCCGTATAATTGTGTCTATTTTATGCCATATTCTCAAACAATTAACACAATTAACACCATATCCATACTATAACGCCGATAAACCTTAATTTATCAGCGTTATATAAATACTTATTACTCACAAACCCAGTATTTAAGCGGTTTGCAAGCTGTTTAAATTGTGTCTGAATTGTTTACAGCGTTTATCTGCTGTTTATCCGTTAATTGTGTATTATTTTGGTTTAATTGCTGGCGTATTTCTGCGGCTGTTAGAGCTGTTTTGTTGCTGCTTTCACGACTAACACCGGGCAAGTTCCAAGCAAAATGGCGATTGAGTATTGCCAGAATTCCAACCGGGTTTTTATTGCCGGTTGCAAGCTTATTAGATAAACTTTCTTCTCTAAAATCGCGCAGTTTTTGAACCAATTCGAAGCCCTTTGTACTTAGCTTTCTTTCATTCGCTCCCCAATCCATAAAAGTATCTTTATGTATTCCAGTTAATAAGCTAAAGCCTAATATACTACATTCTTTATCATACATAGAACACATATAATAATATATATATAATATATACTCTAATTTATCTAAATCATACATATAAAAATTACTATCCATAATACAATTAGTATTATTTTTATTAATATTCTTATTTAACTTTAATATACTTTTATCACTAAAAACATATTTATTTATATACATTAAAGCTGCATTCCATCTGCTCTGTGGTTCTTTGGTCATATCTTCGATGTTGTGCTCTTCACAAAATTTTGTCAGATATAATTCTATGTCATTCTGGAATATCTCCGGTGTGTCTGGTGCTTCCTGTACTTTCTCCATCTGTTCCCCTTTCTGCTGGAGCTTATCCAGCTTATTGTAATATATACTAATAACATAAAAATAACCCGATAACAATATTAATATTATCGGGTGTAAATCTTATACATTTAATTATTAAAATAATATAGCATAAATATATTATAAAGTCAATCTTCTTCTATCGTCTTAAAATTCGTATCCCTTCATTCTTCCCGCTAAAGTAGGGGTAAAATGCGTATTATATTTATCGTCAAAATCTTGAATATATTTTATTATATCCTTGTCAAATTGTTCCATAACTTCCTCGGTTTTCTCCTCAGCTTCCTCGTATGTCACTCCCTCTAGCTCGTAAAGATAATCGTTTGATGTATCATCATCAAAACTGTAAGTGTATTCTATTCTCGGCAATCCTGCCTTACTCAAATAGTCGTTAATGCTCTCTCCTGTTGAGCAATTGCTTAGCAACTCCCCAATCGTCTCGGCATCACCGGACTCAGCGTGAAAAACACTGCTTCTGTTCCTGTGGATATAGTGCCTATCTCCGCACAATCGTGCTATTGCTTGTGCCTGTTCTTCTGTAGCACCATTAAGCACAGCTAATTCCGCATTTTCGTAGTTCTTTCGCTGCGCGTAAATCTCTTTGCCTTCGCGCATTTCTTTTGTTATTTCCATCTTTTCCACCTTTTAACCTTTCTTGATTAATTTTCCTTTTCACATTCAAAGCCAAACAAAATATCATTTGCCAGCTCTTCGCTGACTTCCTCTTCTATGATTGGTTTTCTGTTCTCTGCTCCGATTATTTCGTCAAGGCTTGCGTCTATGTCTACAAGTGCCTTTCCTCTGTCAAATCCAAGTTTGACAACCTTGTTTAATAATTCGATTGTTTTCATCCTTTTCACCTTCCAGCCTTACGGCTGTCCTTTCTTTGTTTCTGTAATTATAATAAACCTTTTTTAGTTTAATGTCAATACATTTTTAAATCTTTTTTAGTTTATTTATTCTCTACATATTTGATAATGTTTCCCGGTTGCATATCCAACAACTCACATAGCTTTTCTATTGTCTTAATTCCCACCATTTCATTTTTGCGTATTTTCTGCACTGCTGATTGACTAATTAAGTTTTCTTTTAGTATTCGCGTAGAATTGTAACCGCTCTCTTTTAGTGTCTCTAAGACATCTATTTTATACTTCAGCATTGTTTACTTTACCTCCTTTTGTTTTTTATTACATTATATAAAATACATCCTCAAAAGTCAATTAAAAATAATCTTAAAAAAGTTTATTTTATCTATTGACTTTAAACCGTTTTGGGTTTATTATAATAACTGTCAAGAGGACATACAAAAAGGCGGTTGAAACTCTACCAAAGCAAACAACCGCCACCAATCAAAAAAGAAAGGTAGCTATATTATAGCACAGGTAAAAAGAAATGAGAAGAACAAACAGCAAAGAAGTTAAGGCAGCAGTTAGAAATTATTTAACAGAGGTTGCACAGAGTGAAGACCTTTGTACAATTAAGGACATCAAGGATAAGTTCGCAAATGAGTACGGATGGGCAGTTGCAAGACTTGGAGAGCGTAATGCTTGCATAGAATGGCTTAGAGGTTTAGGCGTTGGCGTTGATTATAGTTATTATGACATTATCCAGCTTATGGCTGAATGGTTAGACGAAAGCACAGAAGAAGCTGAAAAGTGGCTTGATAAACGCGGTGATGGTCTTTACTGGGATTTATTAGCAAGGGAGATTTTAGCAAGCAAATAATTAGCAAGGTTGGCACGCTTCCGGGGGTTCGATTCCTCCGGCTTGCTTTTACCCGGATACCGGGAAATTTTGAAAATATGGAGGTCTGCGATATGACAATATATGAAAAATTAGACACTTTAACAGCCGGAGAAATTCGCGGAAATTTAGAAAAATTTATGTTCATCTATGGAGAAAAGGCGGTTGAAATCTTGGAGCTCGAAAAAATAGCGGATTTTTCTTTTTGGGATAATGGGAGGAGCGTAATTATATACACAGGTTCGCAGGCTGTTTTTGATTGTAACTATGATATTTTTTATGGCTTAAAAAGGCTTACAACTTGTTATAATAAAAGCGGTCTATTTTATGAATTTAATAATTAA